CCGAATCCCTCGGAAGGGTCCACCATGACGACGCGGGGGCGAATCTCAACGGGGTTCTCGGCGAACACACGCTCAATGCGAGCCGATTCCTCCGCCGCCATCGCCCGAGCCTCACTGGCATTTCGCCAGGATTCGGCTGCGCCAGAGAAGTTGAATCCGCCGTGGATGGACGCCTTCCTGGCTGCGTCTGCGGCGTTCGCCAGCGCGATGATGTCGGACGTAACGCCTCGGATCGTGGCGTGCACCACCGTGGCGGTGTCTGAGACGAATCGCAGGGACGCAGCAAGATCGTCCGCAATCTGCCGCGCGTTCCCGCCTTCCTTGACGAAATCGGTAAACTCGACTGTTAGCTCTTCCAGCTTCGGCAAAAGTGCCGAGGCAATCTGGATGAACCAGCCTTGGGTTGCCGCCCGCAGGTCGTCCACGCGGTCCTTGAACTGAGCGGCGGCAGCGGCGGTGTCCGAGTCGATTACGATCCCAAGCTCACGGGCTCGGTCTTCCATCTTCTTCAGGCCATCGGACCCGAGATTCAGGAACTCCAGGAACTCCGCGCCCGACCGGCCGAACAGCTGCATCGCCAGCGCCGTCTCGGTCGTCTCATTGTTCAGCCCCTTGAAGCGGTCCATGATCTCCGGCAGGAGGTCCTGGAAGCTGCGCAGGTTTCCTGACTGATCCTTGACCGAGATGCCGATGGCCGCAAACGTCTTGCCCATCTCGCTACCGGCATCGGCTGCATCGGCAATGTTCTTGGAGAACTTCGGGATGATTTTCGCCATTTGCTCGATGTCCGAGCCGGTCAGCCTCGCGGCATAGCCCCAGCCCGAAAGCGTCTCGGTACTGATGTTGAATCGCGCCGACAGCTCGTCCATCCGGTCGGCGAAGTCAACCGACTGATTGAACCCGCGCAGCGCCGTATCGACCGAGGCAAGGGCGCCGACGAACCCGGCGATCACGCCGCCGATGGTCTTGAACGAACCAGTGATCGCCGACTCTATCTCTTTCCCGCCAGACTTTGCCTTGCGCGCAGCCTTGTCGATCCCCTGCTCGAATCCGAAAGTTTTGGCGACTAAGTCCACCGTCAATTGGCCGAGGCTCCTGGAACTCATTGGGTCACCCACCAATATTTGCGGCCACAGCTAATGTCAGCGACCGTGTGACGGTTGATTGAGAACTTCTCGGCGATGGTCTTATGTAGCGCCCCAGCAGAGAGCATGGATCGAACCTCGCGGATCTGATCTTCCGTAAGTCTTGACTTGGATATACGGATGCTGTGCACGTGTGACTCTGGTAATTTTTTTCCAGTCATCCTCTTCGATGCGGCCTCTGCAAACCCTGGCGGCATCTTCTTTCCACCCGGAATCCATTACTTCTTCCTCTTCTTGGACTTGGATGCCGCCATCAGCACGCCGAACACCTCGTCGATGCTTGCGTCCTGCTCGGGCTCACGGGGCCACGGCATCAGGTCACGCGGCTTGGTGTTCTTCAGGAAAGGCGCGACAGCTCGCGCCACGGCCGATTCGATGCGAAGCGACGGATTGAGTGGGCCGTTCTCCGCTACGTAGGCGACCCAAAGGTTCAGTTCCTCTTGGGTCATGCACGACCGGATCTCTCCGACCGTCTTCCCCAGACCCAGCGCTAGCTCGCAGAGGAATCGCTCGCGCTGGGTGAGGTCTTTTTTGGGCCGTTGACCTCGTTGAAGGCGTCGATCAGCGCCTTGGCCAAGCCCTTGTCCAGCCGGGCTGCCATGTCGTAGGGGATGACCTCTTCACCCTTCCCCAGGCGGATGCCGACGTGGATCGCCATCGCCGTGTGCGAGCGCTTGACCGCCTCGCCGGTGAACAGGGATTCGTAGTCGGAGACGCCGAGCTTGCGGACGAAGATGTCCGCCTTGAACTCTTCGCCGGTATCGGACTTGAACGTGATGCTCTTGGCGATCGGCGCTTCTGGTACGAATCCGCCGACCTTCTTCAGGTCATTGAGACTTGTCATTTCTGCTCGCCTTCAAAGGTGGGCAGCGGGAACGTGAGGCGAGGCACGCCCCAGACCTGCCCGTAGAAAGTCTGTTGCTCGCCTTAGGCGCCCGCCGGGATCAGCTGCGGCTCGCCAGACACCTGAATGCCCACGGTGGACTGAACGACCGCGTTCAGCGCAAAGCTGAATGGGAACGAGTTCATGAAGCCCTCGAACAGAATCCAGCTACGCGCCGGGTTGGTGACGAACACCCACTCGCCCGCGCTGTCCTGCTCCGTGGTCGGCGGGGTATCCGGGGCCTCGGACCAGCCCACCGCCCACTGCAGCGTGGTGCCCGCGGTCTTCAGCTGGTGCAGGCGCACGTGCGAGGGATCGGACGGATCGGTGTTGATGCCGAACGAGGCGGTGCCCGGGGTTGCCAGTCCGGCCTCATAGGTCCGGGTGGTGTTGCTGATGCAGGTCGTCTCGATCTGCTCGACCGAGGTATCGATGCCGTCAATGCTGGTCGGGCAACCGACGACGATGACCGAGCCGTCTGCCGGGTCGATCGCGTACAGGTTGGTCCCTGCGACTTTCTTTGCCATTTCGTTTTCCTTCCATCGATGGGATTGGCCGCCTCACGGCGGTCTTGGCCGGCTGTCTCTAGACAGTCGGAATCGACCCGTGCACAGGTCGAATGTGGTTAGCTGGATTCGCGCTCCGGCCAGAACTCGACAGTGAAGCTCACGCGGTACAGGCCGGTGGGTGGGTCGATGTCCTCTCCGTTCCAGGAGACGACCGGGTTTTGACTGCCTTCGTAGGCGTCTCGCAGCGCAGCAGCGGCGGAGCGGGCATCGGTAGCGTTCGCCGCATATACGTCCAACTGGATACCGAAATTGTCCATGTCGGGCACGCAGCCAAGCGAGTTGACAGGCGTTCCGTACACAAGCTGATGAACCGCGTAGGGAACGCCATATCCGGGCTGCCCAGGCTGCGGAGCCCTGCCGAACGGCCACAGCCTCGTCGGATTCGAGCCGAGCGCGGCCAACACCGCCGCGTTCTGCTTGGCGATCTCGAATACAGGTGGGTACATGGTCAGCCCAGCTTGGCCAATTCTTTGTCCAGCTCGCCTTCGGCAGAATTGGCGAATGCGTCGTAGGCGCCCATGGCGTGCTGAGCCATCGCCGTCCGCATGAACGGACGGGCTGCCATCTTGGACGTGCCGAACTCCAGCAGGCGCCAGTACCAGGTGTCGCCGCCTGGATTTGACTTGTCGCCACCTGTCGCGTAGGCGCCGCCGCCTTTCTTGCGCTTGGATCCGCCGAGAACGCCGACGCGCATTCCGATGCCCCCTATAGCACGCTCCCTGCGTGCGCTCATGCCCTGCGTAACGATGTTCTTGGCGATGACCTCGATGGTCGCCGGGTCATCGAGCCGCTTGGCGTTGGTCCGCGCGCCATTGCGGATGACGTTTGCACCTTTGCGCAGAGCGCGCTTCAGCCCGCGTCGGACGAACCGCTCCGGCAGCTGCTCCATCTTGCGGACGATGGCGTCCACCCCATCGACCTTCACGATAACGTCAGCCATCACCCCTCCATCGCTTTGCGCGCCGCGTGCCAGGCCTCGGAGCCCGGCGCGTCGCGGTAGGCCTCGAAGCCGGGGATGCCGGCGGTCCAGTGCATCAGCTTCGCCCCCTCAACCGGATGGCCCTCATCGACAAGCCGGTTCCATTCGTCAGGCAGGGTGCCAATGGCATCGTCAGGCACGTTCCTCAGCTGCAGCAGGTCCAGCACTGGCCTCTGCACAAGCTCAGCCGGCGTCATGCCCGCCCACGCCGGATGCCCGCAGTTCACCAGCATCAGCGATGCCCAGTTCTTGCGCGGGTACTCCGTGTTGATCGTCTCAAGCGCTGTGCCGCGGTACTTGATCTTGTGGCGGGTCCTGTAGTCAGGATGCTTGACCACCTGAACGGCGCACTCAGGGTCGAACAACGCGTCCAGCTCAGCCACGTCGCCCAGCATCAGCATGTCCGAGGCATCGGCGAAGATCGCCCGGCCCCGGAATCCCATCAGGTACGGGATCATGAACCGGGACACGGTGAAGGCGTTGGTCCCGCGCGGCATGGACATCGCCGATAGCGGGATGATGTTGACCGGCTCGCTTGCGCGCTCGATCACGCTGGCAACGAACACATGGAAGCCGATGGCCTCACGTTGTTCATAGCCGCAGAACAGGTGGATCATCGCCGCACCACCGCCAGCACAGCCCATGCGCCGTGGTCGCAGCGATCCTTGTGCGGAAGCAGCTCGACCGTGGCGCCTGAAGACTGGAACTCGTCCACTACCGCGTTCGCCCCATACAGGGCCAGGTCCGGCAGCTCGCCATTCGGGCCAGGCAAGTAGTAGTCATCGAACACGATCAGCGGACAGTCCAGCGCAGCCGCGTCGCCGCGGATGGCATCCACCCGGTGGTCGCCGTCGATGAACGCGAAGTCGCAGGCGACCGACTCCCCATGCAGGGTGGTTCTGGTGTCCCCGATGCAGAACGACCAGCTCAGGCGGCCTCCGCTACGGTTCTCGGCAGCCTTCAGCCGGGCCGATGCCCGGTCCTGACTCGGGACACCTTTCCCGTTCAGGGCCTCGGTGTGGAACTCCTTGCCCACGGTGTCGAACACATCGAACCCGGTGTAGATCACTGCGCCGTCATGGCTATCCAGCGCCCAACGGCACAGGGCCGCAGCACGGATCCCGCTGTGGACACCCACTTCAACAATCCGCTCCGGGCGCGCCTGCGCCACCAGAGCCTCCATCTGGTCATACCGCTTCGCCATTCCAGTACGCCTCGCCTCGTTGGTGTTTCAGGTCGGACCGGCGGGACCGGCCCTCGGCCTTCCGCTTGCCCTTCAGGTGGTCCAAGCACGCGCCAAGCGGCCCGTTGACCAGCGGATGTCCCGTGTCCTCAGCGTCCCCGGACAGGGACACACAGCGGATGCCCAGCTCTCGCCGGACGTGTTCGATGGCCCACGAGTCGTGCCATTCGGCCAGGTCGAACAACCGGTCCGACCGGTACAGCTCGACCAGTGCTCGGACCAGTGCCACGCCAGCCTCATTGCGCCGGATCAGCATGAAGCCGCATTCCGGGTACTTCCGTGCGCGCCGCAGATAGCCGAAGTCGGCATCCCCCAGCAGGCCGGCAAGCCATTCCTGCGTCACCGGCGCGTGCGTCACGCAGTCGGCGTCCAGCCACACCAGCACGTCGGCCGATCCGACCCGGAACGCCTGCTCAATCGCCGCGACCTTGTGCGCGAACCGCACCGCGTCGAATCGGTAGTTGTGCGTCGGCCGGTGCCGGTGTCGCTGCTTGAACTCCGGCAGCCAATCCGATGCAGATTCCAGATCCTCGTCGGTGTACTTGCGCAGACGGATCCCATCCCAGTGTCGCTCGAAGCTCTCCACGCAGCGCCTT